CTGGTATACCCACGGGTTGGCGTCTTCTTACCTTGAGGGTGCTAATTTTCTCACGGCAGCAGTGTCAACTCCTGCTGACGCTATGGGTCATTCTCTTCTTCTACTTTGGGGTCCTGAGTCTCAAGGAGATCTCGTCCGCTGGTTCCAACTTGGGGGACTCTGGAATTTTGTGGCGCTCCACGGAGCCTTTGCTCTCATAGGTTTCATGCTTCGCCAATTTGAAATTAGTCGTTTAGTAGGTATCCGTCCGTACAATGCTATTGCTTTCTCTGGTCCTATCGCTGTGTTTGTCAGCGTATTTCTTATCTATCCTTTGGGACAATCGTCCTGGTTCTTTGCTCCCAGTTTTGGTGTCGCAGCGATCTTCCGATTCCTACTCTTCCTACAGGGGTTCCACAACTGGACATTAAATCCCTTCCATATGATGGGTGTAGCAGGTATCCTGGGTGGTGCTCTGCTCTCAGCAATCCATGGTGTTACAGTAGAAAATACTCTTTATGAAGATGGTGAACAAGCAAACACATTCAAAGCATTCGACTCGACCCAAGAAGAAGAAACGTACTCAATGGTCACCGCTAACCGATTCTGGTCACAGATCTTCGGAATTGCATTTAGTAATAAGAGGTGGCTACATTTCTTCATGCTTTTTGTTCCTGTTATGGGTCTTTGGACCAGCAGCATTGGCATTATCGGTCTTGCTCTTAACCTTCGTGCTTACGATTTTGTATCCCAAGAAGTGAGAGCAGCTGAAGACCCTGAGTTCGAGACGTTCTATACTAAGAACATCCTATTGAATGAAGGTCTACGTGCTTGGTTGGCACCAGTCGATCAACCACATGAGAACTTCGTGTTCCCAGAAGAGGTATTGCCAAGAGGCAACGCTCTGTGATATAATAAGAGGGTCAAGCGACCCTCTTTTTTTTATGCTGTTTGATGATGTAATTTACGAAAAAAATGTCATTGATCATCAGACATGTGATGATCTTGTGGATTGGTTTGAGAAGAACGAAGACCTACAGCATCAAGCGATGCTAAAAAATACCAATACTGATCAGAACGAAGTGGATGACTCTCAACTGGTTGCCACTCGTGCTTGGGGAGACCAATATGTACGTGATACTATTATCAAATGTATTGATAGGGCTTTCTTAGACTACCGAGGTACGATAGGATGGCCATGGCAGTACAATTTAGAGTCTAAAGACTTTAGTGTCAGGAAGTATCCTAAAGGAAAAGGTTTTTTCAATGATCACATTGACACCGCCACAGAATTAACCTATGATAGGTTATTAGCATTTATTTTATATTTAAATACTGTTGATGATGGGGGAGAGACAGAGTTCTTTTACACTGGTAGAAAAATCAAACCAGTGAAAGGAAAGATCTTACTCTTCCCATGTAATTATCTCTTTGCTCATCGTGGACACATTCCTCTGTCTAACGATAAGTACATTGCTACTTCGTTTATTTACCGCTGTTAAAATGGATATTAAAATTTATACTAACGTTGGATGTGGATACTGTGCCAAGGCAAAAGAACTCTGTAAGAGAGCAGACTTGCCTTACACTGAGGTTCGTGTTGGTAAAGATATTTCTGCTGTAGAATTTCGTGAGCAGTTTCCACAACGTCAATCTTATCCACAGATTGTTATCGATGATGAACAGATCGGTGGACTAGTTGACGCTGTAAAATATTTCGTAGATAATAAGTTGATCACCAGAGGATCTAAATGAGTGAGGAATTGAAGATAAATAAAGGTGTGGAGCTAATGCTCAGGAGGGAGATTAAAGAAGACCCACCAGAACCATCTGGATTAAAGTTAAGACACACATTCACCCTCCTAAAAAAGAAATTCAATTTAAAATTTGAGTTTACTTGGGAGGACAGAGGCAACTAAAGGAGGATCGCCATGTCAACACCAGTAATTTTGTTTTTTTCTACGATGCTTACTGGACTTTTCTTTGTAGTAGGTGTTACAATAGGATGGACAGCAAATGATTTTCTCTATAACATGCTAGCAAAAGATGATGTCCTACATCCTGAGATGTATGACGATGATGGCATGGTTATTAACGAAGAGTTGTACTCAGTTCGCTTTGTTGATGAAGATGAGTATTATGACGACTAACTAAATAGGATTAGACCTCTCTCTGTATTTAAAATTTTTTTAAAATGAAACTACTTATTTCTGAAGTGCTCCAAAAAGTGAGTAATGCCAAGACCAAGGCACAAAAAATCAAACTACTTCATGAACATAATAGTCCTGCTCTTAGGTCTATTCTAATTGTTAATTATGATGAGAGTGTAGTGTCTATGCTACCTGATGGTAAGGTTCCTTACGAAGCAAACGATGCCCCTGCTGGCACAGAGCACACTGTACTTGAGCATGAGTATCGTAAGCTCTATCTATTCTTCAAAGGTGGATCTAATTCTCTTAAGCAATCTAAGCGAGAGTCCTTGTTTATTCAAATGCTGGAGGGACTTCACAAGAGTGAAGCAGAAGTTCTGTGTCTAGCAAAGGACAAAGAACTTGGTAAGAGGTATAAACTAACCAGAGCATGTGTAGAGGAAGCATTCCCCCAAATTAAGTGGGGAGGTCGTTCCTGATGGGGAAGGGTATAAGAATGATCCACAGAGATTGTGATCCTACTCTTGCTGATGATAGGTCACTTCCCTGTACTGCTTTCTTGGTAGAGTATGTTGAAGGCGATATTCATAAGTTTGATATCGTCATGGCAGGTAAAAAAGTAGATATCTTTGATGAGTATTGGGATAAATACAGAGAAGACTTAATTAGATTTACCCAGACAGAGGGTAGAACTAATCCCAAACTCTGGAATCCACCTAAAAAGTAACATGGCAAAGAACGGCAGACAAAATACTTTTTGTATTCAATACTGGAAAGTTGGAGTACCTACCGAGCAGAAAGTTCTACGTAGAATTAACAAAGACGGAACTCCAGTGTCAACTAAAAAGTATGATGAAGTTCTTTTTTATGATCAACTTAAAGATGCTTTGGAAGATGCTAGGTATCTTATGGATAATGGATTTGGAATTAAATTTAGAAAATGTAATAGAGCTAGAGGAGAGTCTTTCTGGTTAGTGTAATGGGTGATCATTTTTTATTAAACCTTTACGGGTGTGACGTAGAGAAGTTAAACAACGAAAAATTTCTATCAGAAATGTTTGAGCAGGCAGTCATCGAAGGTAAGATGACTCTGCTCAATTTAATTACACACAAGTTTGAACCACAAGGTATCACAGCAGTAGCACTGTTGTCTGAGAGTCACATTAGTATCCACACTTGGCCAGAAGATGGGTCGTGTGCTGTGGACGTTTATACATGTGGCACAACAGCTCGCCCACGTCTGGCATGTGATTATATAATTAAGGAACTGGGATGCTCAGATCCCAGAGTCACCCATGTTAAGAGAATTTAAATTGTATCAACCGATACAGTTGACAATTCCTATATAATATGGTAGACTATACCAATCGTTCATTCGCTATTCTCGAATAGCGAACGCAAGTAAGTCGCGGAACGGAGCGTTCATCCCATGTTAGAACTACTTTTGTATTCGACAATGACATGTCAGGATGCTGAGTCTCTCATGTTGAGAATCACTAAGCATCAAGAGTTACCTCCCATTGTGAAGGTAGAACTGGTGGAGACCGTCAAGGAATCTGTACCTGAGTGTCGCTGGGACGCACACGACTGAAGGAACGGGAGTTAAATCACCCATCCTTTAGGAGACCTACAATGAACACACTAAACTTGATTCGTAACCAGATCAAGAAAGCAGCTGCTCTTCACGATGCTCAGATTGCTGTCACCTCTTACCGTGGTGTCCGCTATGAGTGTCAGCAAGGTGCTGAAGAAGTACATGGTACTTTCTGCTATCGTGGTCACACTTATAACAAGTGATATAGTTTGAACGAATATAAAGAGAGGGAGGTCTTGACGACCTCCCTTTTTTTGTGTATAATTAGTAAAACTGTACACATATATGGACAGACAAAAACTAAAACTTATCGTTAAGAACCTGGAGTTATTGGTTGACAGTTTGAAGTCCGAAGTTTATTCGGATACCGATGCTTATAAACCTAAAGAAGAAAGGTTTGGATTTAATTACGACGAAGGAGATGACGATGGCTACCCAGACTAACCAACCACAATCACTCAAGCAATACATTAAGTGGCTACGACAAGCAGTTGAGAAGAGTCACTTGTATGATGAAGAAGAGTATGCTAAAATCAAGAAGGAGTTGTATCAGGCACAACAACTTCGTAAACTAGTACATGCCAGAGAACGTTCACTTTATGGATTTGGATACATCAATGAACCAGTCACCAGTCAGGTTGATCTCAGTGACTCCCGAAGCGGAGAAGACGATGGGGTACGTAGCGAGAGTATCGAACCCGAACAACCAGGAGAACCCGAAGGTAGCGGGACTCCTTAGTTACTGTATCAAACACAACCACTGGTCTGTGTTTGAGCAAGCGTTTATGACCCTGGAGATCTCTACCACCAGGGCAATCGCTGCTCAGATCCTGCGTCACCGTTCGTTCACATATCAAGAGTTCTCTCAACGTTATGCCGACAGTTCTATGTTGGCAGAACAGATTCCTCTCTTTGATATTCGTCGGCAAGATACTAAGAACCGACAGAATAGTATCGATGACATTGATGCCTTCACTAAGCAAGAGCTAGAGATTGTTATTCAACGTCACTTTGAATCTGCTATGGATATCTACAAGCAGATGTTAAATCTAGGTGTGGCAAAGGAGTGTGCCCGAATGGTGCTTCCCCTCGCCACACCCACTAAAATCTACATGTCGGGTTCAGTTCGTAGTTGGATCCACTATATAGATCTACGGAGTGCCCATGGCACCCAGAAAGAACACATGATTATTGCTGAGGCATGTCGTGAGATCTTTAAAGAACAGTTCCCTATCGTTGCTGAAGCACTGGAGTGGTAATGCCTACATATCCTGTTAAAAATCTGAAGACTGGAGAGACTAAAGAACTCCACATGACCATGAAAGAATACTGTGACTGGAAGGATGCTAATCCTGACTGGGATAAGGACTGGTCACAGGGTTGTGCTGGTGTCGGAGAAGTCGGAGACTGGCGTAACAAAATGAACAAGACTCACCCTGGTTGGGGAGAGCACATGAAAAAAATGGCGTCGATGCCAGGTTCAAAAGTAGAGTGGTAACTTATGCCTAGAGGAAGAAACAAAGCTCCTGGAGCAAAGATGTCTGCTAAGCAGATGAGAAGGAAGAAGCCTATTAATGAAGAGTATCTTCTTAATATCGAACCTTTGACTGACAATCAAACAGTAATGTTTGATGCTTATGAAGCAGGTAAGAATCTATTTGCTTACGGTTGTGCTGGTACAGGTAAGACATTTGTTGCTCTGTATCTAGCACTACGTGATGTTCTCAGTGAGAACACACCTTATGAGAAAGTATATCTTGTACGTTCACTAGTTGCTACGAGGGAGATTGGTTTCCTTCCTGGCACTCACGAAGACAAAGCATCTCTATACCAAATTCCTTACAAGAATATGGTAAAATATATGTTTGAGATGCCAGACGACAACTCATTCGAGATGTTGTATGAGAATCTTAAAGCACAAGAGACAGTATCGTTCTGGTCTACATCATTCCTTCGTGGTACTACGCTGGACAACTCCATTGTTATCATTGACGAATGTCAGAACCTGAACTTCCACGAACTTGATAGTATCATCACCCGTTGTGGTCAAGATACTAAGATTATCTTCTGTGGTGATGCTCGTCAGTCTGACCTTGTTAAATCTCAAGAGAAGACAGGCATCATTGACTTCATGAAGATCATCCAGAGCATGGAAGAAGACTTCCAGATGATTGAGTTCGGTATCGAAGACATCGTTCGTTCTGGTCTTGTCAAGAACTATCTTATTGCTAAACTTAACCTAGGTTTTTAATGAAAACATTTGATCATTTGGTGATTGATAATCCCATTGAGATGAACACTGTCGAGATTGATGGGAAAAGATATTATGTTACCCCCGAAGGTAATAACTATCCTTCTCTCACCACAGTGATCAGCAACAACTCCAAGAAGCAAGCATCACTTGCTAAGTGGAGAGCACGTGTAGGTAAAGAGAAAGCTCAGGGTGTCTCAACTCGTTCAGCGACAAGAGGCACCCGCTACCATAAACTGGTAGAAGATTATCTTAACAACGAACTAGATAAAAAGAAGTACCAGGACATGCCATTGCCATGGTTTATGTTCAATACATCTCAAAAAATCCTGGACCGTATAAATAATATATACCTACAGGAAGCAGCACTCTATTCAGACGTGCTTAAAATCGCTGGTCGTGTTGATTGTATAGCAGAATTCGATGGTGTTCTATCCATCATTGATTTTAAGACATCAGCGAAACAAAAACCTGAAAAATATTTACTGGACTATTATGTTCAGGAATGTGGCTACGCTTGTATGCTTCAGGAGTTGTATGGCATTACCGTACAGCAATTGGTGACTATTGTAGCAACGGAAGAAGGAGAACCTCAAGTCAGTGTTGTCCCACCGAAAAAAGAATATCTTATTTTGTTACAAGAGTACATCCAAGAATACGAAGATAAACATGGCAGAAAATCTGGAGGATAAATTTATGACAACTGCGAGATTTTCGCAGGAGGTGGAGAAGGTAGCATTTGAAAACGAAATGAATTACATTGATGCTATCGTATTTTACTGTGAAAAAAATGAGATCGAAATTGAATCGGTCCCTAAATTAATTAGCAAACCACTTAAGGAAAAACTTAAGTATGATGCCCAGAAGTTAAACTTCATGAAGAGAACCAGTCGAGCTAAGTTGATGCTACTATGAGTAACTTTTTTCAATCAGAAATGGTACGTGGAGATCTCCAAGAGATGATGGAACTCCAGCAGTATTGCTTTCGATCAGCACATGCTTTCCCCGTACTTTCTCCAGAGAAGAAACTAGAATACTTTAATGTTCTAGAAGAACTCATTGAAAAACAAAAGATCTTTAATGCTAGGTTGAGTCTTAGTGATGATCCAGAAGCGAAAGAAATGGTAGAGAGCATGAAGATGGCTGCTGTCATGCTGGGTGGCGATCCTAATATGTCCATTGGACAGATCTTTGATGATCTCCTGTCCAAGGTCGCCATGATGAAGGACAAACTAGAAAGTGGCACAGGGGATTGACTCCCGACCCTGTGCCAGTGTATTATGTATGAGTGGAAGGGATCACACAACCACAATCCGAAACAATACGAGGTAATCTAATGTCTTTTGCAGATCTAAAGCGCAAGTCCCAGAACAATTTCCAATTCCTCCAGAAGGAACTGGAGAAGTCCAGCACCGAGAAGAGTGGTGCCGACGAACGACTCTGGAAGCCCGAACTTGACGCTAGCGGTAACGGTTATGCCGTCATCCGCTTCTTGCCCGCTCCTGAAGGGGAGACGGTGCCCTGGGCAAAGGTCTACTCCCACGCTTTCCAAGGTCCTGGTGGTTGGTTCATCGAGAACTGCCTGACCACCAAGGGTGACAAGTGTCCCGTCTGTGTCCACAACAACGGTCTCTGGAACAGTGGTGTGGAGTCTGACAAAGAGGTTGCTCGTAAGCAGAAACGTAAACTGTCTTACTACAGCAACATCTACGTGGTTAAAGATCCCAAGAACCCCGAGAACGAAGGTAAGGTCTTCCTGTATCGCTACGGTAAGAAGATCTTTGACAAGATCATGGCAGCAATGCAACCTGAGTTCCAAGACGAGACTCCCGTCAACCCCTTTGATCTTTGGGAAGGTGCTAACTTCAAGCTGAAGATCAAGACTGTTGCTGGTTACTGGAACTATGACTCCAGTGAGTTTGATCGTGTCGCTGCTCTGTCTGCTGACGATGACGAACTCGAAGCAACCTGGAAGCAGGCATACTCCCTGGAAGAGTACACTGCTGACGGTCAGTTCAAAGGTTACGAAGAACTGGACACCCGTCTGAATGCTGTGCTTAATGTTGCTCCCCGAGTGACTGCTGTTCAGCAAGAGGAAGAGTTTGAACCTATTCCTACCAGCACCATTGAGACCTCTTCTTTCCGTGAGAAGATGACTGCTAACACGTCAGACGATGACGATGCTCTGTCTTACTTCGCTGCTCTGGCTAACGACGACTGATGAAATACCTAAAGGTATTACTTCACCCAGTTACTCAGTTCAACTTGTTGGTTGTGGGGTTCCTGATTATAATTCAGGGACTTCACACCCACGCTCATTACACTATGAGTCTTGATGCTGACAGTTATGTCCACAACTACTGTAAGAAAAACTTAGAGAAGTGTAAGCGACTCGTTTCCAAATTTGATTAACGATTTCATTGGCGGGGAAAAAAATTTCCCGCCAATTTTTTTGTCAAAAAAGTCGATCAGACTCCAGTAGACTTTAACTTATTAGATACAAAGTCAGATGACTTCTTGTACAGTGATGCTTTTCTAAAGTCATCTACTAATGCTTGGAGATACTTTGGTTTTAATAGATAGATCTCTCGTTTCTTTTCATTCTCTGTGCTTTCATATTCAAACTCAGTGACAGGACGAGACAACTCGTCTGCTGGGATCTCTTTAACAGTAGACCCATCCCAGTATTTGTAACCTGTCTGTACTTTTCTATACCACGAACCTTCTACTCTCACCCACTCAACTCCATC